CTTACGTTGATTCTTAATGTACCAAATCGCCAATTACTACCTAATTCTGTGTTTTCTATTCTAATAGAAGCTTGTCTTCCTCTAATTCTAGAGTTATAAAAAGGAGTAGTATTAGAGACAGTAATAGCTTCTCCTAAAGTTTTAGTGCTATTAGGATAATCTCTTACTTTAAGTGTAATAACAGCGTTTCCAGTTTGATCTTGAAAATCGGGAATAACTTTATTAATAAAGCTAAAGTCTTCTCCATCTGCTATATCGCCATCACCTGATTCTATATAAGCAGCTAAAGTAGAACCATCAGCATCGACACCATCTTCATGACGATAAAGTAAAGAACGACCTGCCGTTAATCCATAAATAGTACTAATTGTATTAGCTGTAGAATTAACTAAATACTCACTAGCTATTGGATTAAATATTATAAATAACATAACGATCAATTTGGTCTGAGTTACTAGAACAGTAGTACCATATTATTTCAGAAAAATTATGAGTTTGACCAGCATAGACTTGAGCATATTGAGCTTGATTAATATCATCAAATACATGATTTAAAATAGGACAAGGTATTTCTTGAACCGCTCCTGCGTAGCGAAAGAAAGTACCATCAGACATCCAGTATGCAATATCATCTGTAACATAAACGGCGTTCATACTAACCGCTCCACAATCTGAACCTAGTTGTCTAAATCCAAATATAAAAGGTGGACCAATAAAAGCCATAGAGTGTAAAGTAGTATCAGTCCATACTAAAATAGTTCCTTTAGCATTTTTACCAGCTCTAATTTCAGATCCTCCTGCAATACGTTGTGATCCTGCTGAGTTAGTTACATTAGGTGTCCATTCTGTAATATTTTCTTGATCTGACCAACGAATAAATAATTTATCTTGACTTGCTGTATTTCCAATTTGAGTTTCTGTTCCCATACAAACTAAATGTCTAGTATCTGTAGAAACTACAGATAAAGTAGAATTAGTTGGAGCATTAGCTAAAAGTGTAGCTCTATTACCACTCATACCTCCAGAAATGTCCCAATAATAAGTACTTCCATCTCTTTGAGTTAATATTAAATCTTCTCCCCAATTATTCAAAGACCACTGTCTCATATCTAAAGTTACTGTTGTAGTAGTACGAGGTGTGTTCCAAGTTCCTTGATTATAGGTTCCAGCATTCCAACCATATCCAAAAGTTTGAACATCTGGACCTATATTAATTTGATATTCAATATCAGCGTTAGCTGTAGTAGTTACATCAGCGTTAGCTGTACCTGGAGATAATATAGTATAAGCATCTGTATTTATAACTGATTGTATTTCAAATTCACCTTCTAATTGTGTAATTAAAATACCTCCTACATTTGCTGATACATTAGAAATAGTAATAAAAGAACCATCAACAGCTCCATGATTTACTTCACTTACAGTAACTGTAGAACTACCATTTGTAGTGCTAAACGTGTTAGATACTACATTAGAACTACGAATAGGAGTAATATCAGAATTTGTTCCAGCTTGATAAGCATAAACTTTACGATCAGTTCCTAAACTTTCATATCTAGCACCATCTAAAGAAAACCATGCTGCTAAAGCTCTTCCTACTCCTACATAATAGTTTTGACTAAACTTAGTCCAACCACCTATTTTTTGAGGAAGTCCTTTACGAAATCTAATCTTATCACAATCTACCCAACGACCTTCTGCGCCTGTTTGAGTATTTTCTGTATCTATTCCAGGTAAAAAATTTAATTGCGTTAATGGCATAATTCTCCTTATATACCTATTAAAGCAAAAATTATACTATAAAAAAGTGCGAGAGGAAAGGTGGTAAGGTGGATAAATTTCCTCTCGCTTGTTAAAATTATATCACTTTTTAAACCAAGATAGAAGACCTAAATGAGGTCTTTTATGATTTAATATTATTAAAATACTCAATACACTCAGCTATAGTTTTTATTGTTACCATACCCAAGAAATAAAAGAATATCTTACACCTTTTTTTACAGGTTCTACTTTATGCGGATATAAAAATATAGATGGAAATATTAATAAATCTCCTTTATTTAATTTAATTTCTTCATTCTCAAACATTATAAACTCTCCTCCTTCATAATCATCATTTAATATTCCTAATACGCTTAATATTGGAATACCTCTTTCTTTACCATCAAATAAAGTATGTATATGATCGCAATGCTGTGCCATTTTTGTATTTTCTGAATATTTATTAAATCTAATTTCGCTGTATGCTTTCCAACTATCAAACCAAGAAAATTTTAAATCAACTATATAATTATAAATACCATTCCAAATTTCTTTCATAATTATTTCTTTTGTTGATATATTTTTAGAAAACAAAATTGATAATTCTTGATCTCCAGATTTTTTACCATAAGTATTTGTAGTGGGATTATAAAATTCATGTTGATACCAAAGATTATTATCTATTTCATTTAACTCTAATATTGTTTTTTCACACATATCATTTTTTAAAAATGATTTATAATGTTTAATATAATCTGTTAAATTTTTATTCATAATATAAGCTCAGTTAAGTTTTTATTATTACCTATTGTGCCTTTAATGAAGACATTGAAAGCTAAACTTATTCTAGTATTGGTTCCTTCTTTATTTTCTACCATGTGAGTTAAAGAAGATGGAAACATAATAATATCTCCTGTCTTAACAGGAAACCACCATGTTTCAGAGTTCCATAAATTCCAATCTTTTATTTCTGGTTTAATAGTTTGATAACCATCTTTAAAGAATTTAATCTTATCAAGTTCTTCGTGGCAGTTAATATAAAATACTCCTGATACTAAAGAATTGGGGTGTGCGTGTTTATGATGATATTGATTTGTTTCTGTATAATTTAACCAAGACTGCGTAATGTAAGGAGTCACTGCATCGGTTGTTGATAATACTTTGTTAAAATAATCTTGTACTCTTTTATCTAGTTCTTTTTTAATATTGGTAAATGGTTTTTCATTAAGAATATAATTATTATTAGATGTTATGTTGCCATCATTTTTATAGAAATCTTTTTTAGATTTATCTACAAACTTTAATTCTAATGGTGTTAATGCTCTATCTAATTTTGACATATAGATAGGTGTTGGAAATATACTATTAACAGTTGATTCTGTCATTCTCACTTATATATAAAATAAATTATATAGTTTGTAAAGTCCAGCTTTGATTTTCTTCGTTCCAAGAGTATCTTTGTCCATCTGTAGGATAAGCAACTGGAGCTTCCCATCTACAAGTATCTTCATTTAATACCCAAGAATTAAAAGGTTTAGGTGCTATGAAAGCATCTCTTGCTTGGTCGTAAGTATATCCTACTCCTGCATAATTTTTTCTTATGTTGTTATTGTATGAAGTTTGTTTCCAAACATCTCTTGTGTTATAAAGTTTATTAATAAAATCTACACCTAATTGTTCTTGTTCAACTCCATTAGCATCTGTAATTACAGCATTGTTAATAGAGATTACTTGTTCAACTATATTTCCTGTTCCTAGTTTTGCAAAATAAGCCATATTTATCCTGTGTAACTTCCTGAATCGTTAAAGGTTAAAATAGTATCTGTACCATCTGTTCCAACTGTTGGTGAACCTGTTGTAGTACCTGAATATGAAGCTGTCGGCATACGAAGTATTACAACTCCTTTTCCACCTGCTCCAGATCCACCACCACCTCCACCACCAGTATTAACTGTACCTGCTGCTCCACCTGTACCTCCAGTAGTACCACCATTACCTCCACCTGAAGTACCTGTACCTCCAACGGCATGTGGAACATCACCTGTACCTGCTCCTCCTCCTGCTCTGCCAACAGAAGAACCAGTAATTGAAGAAGATAAACCAGTACCACCATTACCTCCAACAGTAGTGCTAGATGCAAAACCAATAGCACCAGCTCCTCCTCCACCTCCACCTACTGTATAGATAACCTCATCACTATAACCTGTATTTCCTGCAAAACCCTGATTAGCAGTTCCTGAACCCGCTACACCACCTCTACCAGCATCAGCAGAACCTCCACCTGAACCACCTGAACCTGCCGTATTTGTGCCACTACCTCCACCACCACCATTTGATGTTATTGTAGAAATACCTGTTCCTGAAATAGATGAATTTGTACCAGTACTACCAAATGGACTGGGAGCAGCAGAACCAGCACCACCTCCACCTACTGTAACTGTATAAACTGTTCCTGATAAAAATGTTAAATTTGATTCTGAACTTCCACCACCACCCGATGATTCTGTTGAAAATGAATTTCTATATCCTCCTGCACCTCCACCACCAAATGAACCTCCACCTCCACCTCCAGCAATAACTAAAAAATCTGCTGAATAAGAAACTGGTTCTAAAGCATCTGTTCCTTCGTTAATACCTGATGTTGCTATCCATCCTTGAGTTGAATCTATATATGTTAAAATTACACCTTCTCTCTCACCTTTTAATTGTAAATTACTTGCACCACCTTCTAAATCTTCTCCGTTTGGATTTATTGTTAAAGCATTACTATCAAAAGTACCTGCGTAATCCACTAATTGAACTTGATCTCCAGCGGAAGGTGTTGCTGGAAGTGTAACTGTAAATCCTGCTGATGTTGTATTACATGGATATGCTCTACCTGCTACTGCTGTAAAACCTGTTGTTTGAACTGATTGCCAAGATAAGACACCATTTACAGCACCATTATCAATAACCGTAGTTCCATCTGAAACAACACCCATTATAAATCTCCTTCTATCTTAGATAAATTAATTTTAAATTTTTCTCCAGATATATTATTAATCATAAATATATCATTTTTTCCTTCTTGTAAAGTCCAATTACCTTTAGTGCCATCTACAATATTTCCTTGATTTTTAGCTTGATTGGATAAATGTAAGTCTCCAGTATACAAATTTTGCCATACAGCAGCTTGAGATCCTAAATCATATGTATCATTAGTACCTGGTAAAATATTACCTGTAACAGTAACATTTCCTGTAACATTTCCTGTAATAGTAACATTTCCTGCAAGGGTAACAGCTCCATTACTAGTAAGACCAGTAACTTGAATATCACCTAAATCTTTAGTAATATCATACATTGTAGTACCATCAGTATAAACTAAAGTTTTAGTTCCTTGTTTAATATCAACACCGCTTCCTCCAGTTGGAGCAAATGTTAAAGTAT